ATTCTAACTGTTCCATCCGTGTAGTCATCTCTTCTTCGTCTACCTAATTGTACTCCCGCGAATTTTTGTATCTCATTTTTATACTTTTGTTCGTACAATGTCAACATATCCATTGGACCTTTTAAAAACCCATAAGCTTCGGTTAAACAGGCATATAATAAGCCTTGTGAGAAGTAAGTGCTGATATAAGTATCAGAGTTACCGTCGTCCCCTGATCCCAGACCAACTGCCATTTTATTATAATATACTCTAAACTTGTAAGATTGATCAGGTGTAGGAGCAAAATACATAGCTCCTGAAGTTGTATCTGTGCTTCCTGTAGCACCACCAAACATAGCGTAATATTTAGGTTTGCCTGTTACAGCAGTTCCAGTTGTTCCAAAGCCTCCAGGTCCTGTTAACCTGTCTAAATACTCTGTTAAATAAGTTTGATCTTTTTTCTCTAACCACTGACCAGGGCCAGTTGTTGCAGTTGTTGAATCAAATACTTCTATTCCTCTAATAAATAAAGCTCCTGCTGGAGCATTAATAGAATTATTGTTTGCTGATAAAGTTCCTTCTTGCACAAATCTATCTGAATCCATAGGCACATCATAGAAAATTCTATTTTCTGCAGCCATGATAATTCCATCAATAATAGCTTGTGTTAAAACATTGTCATCAACTTCAGTATAATCTCTTATAGCTGTTGTTAATGTTGCGTATGTGTATTTAGAAATTCCACCCATAATTAAGCTCTATCATTTACTGGTCCGTATGTACACTGTAAACCGCCTCCTAAGACAAGTCCATCAGCAACTCCCCAAGCATTGGGTGTAGATACAAGAGCTTCAAAACTATTTGTTTCTGTAATTGTTGTATTGGCATCATTAACAAAAGTTGTTGGTATTAGTGTAATGGGTCTTGAACCATTTAATCTAGCACCTGCTAAATGAGTACCAGCTACTGTTGAAGGAGGGGTTTGACCTCTGAAAGAAGTAGAAGTACCTCGAACACATCCCGTTAAAGAACCTGTAGTAGTTCCGGTTGATGTTGTTCCAGTGTATGAAATTACTTCGTTTTGATAACTTCCAATTAATAAAGGATCTGTTGTATCAGCCGCAGTTAAAACTTTTTCAATAACCACGAATCCTGGAGAAGCAACTGTCCCAGGAAAATTTACTTGTGCGCTATAATTATTATTCTGCATTGTTATATTAATAGTTGTAGCTGTTGCTGTAATATTATTTGTTAAAATGGCACTTTGTTCTATATCACCAATACCATATGAAGGATTAATACCAGCAGCTGCCATACTTGTTTTAACATCTTGAAATCTTACATAGTCACCATTTACTAAACTATTATTAGGTTGAGTTATAAAAATATTTGCTCGATTTTGTCCACCAACAGCTGTGGTTGTGTTACTAAAAGGATTATTTGTTGTTAAAAAATCTTGAACAGGAAATTCTGTTCTTGCAGGCCTAGCTTGTGGTAAACCTTGAGGATCAGCACTAGCTGGTGTGGGATCAAGTTGTGGTTGTTTGGGTTCGAATTCTGTAAAATGAACAAATGCACCATTCCATTCTGTGACCATTTCATTATATGGAAATGCCATACCCGATCTGTCTGAGATAGCTAATGCGTATTTTCCTGATGCAAATGCAGTCATTATACTCCTGGGTAATATGTTTTAGGTGCTATGAATGTACTAGATGAAGAACCATCTTCTGCTAGTGCTCTTTTTAATTCATCCTCGTAATAAAGTTTTAATTCTTGTGTTCTTTGTGGTGCGTATTTTTGAGATAAATAAAAAGCTAAACCTGCTGTCATACAAGGTACAAATCTATAAGGCACATCAGCAGCGTTTGAATAAACACCTGCGTCTTGTATTCTTTTTTGATAGTAAAAATTAATATGATGACCAGCTTGTGAAGCTCCTGGTGTTAAATATAAAGTCATAGTAACTCTATCTACAAATCTTTCTACAAAATATTGAGTTGGTGTTCCTGTATCTGTTTTATTAGAGAGAGCTTGATATTGTGATCTACTTCTTTTTGTTAAAGGTGCATCAACATTAGATGCATTTCTATAACTAGCTTCTAGGATATCATCCATTCCACTAATAAATTGATTTACTGTTGCACCGTTATTATGTGTTGCAGCTGTTGTTCCGTTAACTCCTCTGACAACTCCTGTTAATTCTGTTCCAGAAATACCGTGATAAGCTATTTGTTCATTATCAACTATAATTAAACTAAGACTTGATGTAGGAAGATCTGCAACGGAAGTTAAAGTTATTCCAGTTGTAGCTGTTGTAGAAGCTATAGCCGCTGATAATGTTGTGCTTATTCTACTTGTTTGTGTTCCATCAACAGGTTCACGAAAAAAATTATAAACTGCTACACCATTAATTAAGGGCATGTTTTGATTAGAAACCTCCCAATAATGTAATTCTCTATTTCCCCATTCAGCTAATAGAATATTTAAAGATCTTTTTGCAGATTTTAATTGATAACCAGAGACACCTTGAAAGCCGATACGTTCATAAGCATCTTCAATAATTTGATCAATAGCGTAGTTCTTATCAAATAAATAAGATCCTGAGGTAACATTAGGCATCTATATCTCCTAACCGTCGTAGTAGATAGTTAAACTTAAGAAGCTATTGTTAGGCATATCTACTGTTAAGCCATCTTTAAATAAAATACCTTCTGGCGGATCTGCTGGGTTAATAAAAGTTTTAGCTGCTAAAGGATTGTGAACAGCAAACGTTCTAGTTTCAGAAGTATTAACTCCATTGTGAAAACTTGTTACTGTGTCAGCTGTTGCTGCAGTAGTTCCAAATAATCCTCTTAATCTAGTTCTGCCTGCAAAAGTTGCAATTGAACCTGTAGTTGAAACAACATTTCCTACTGAAGTATTATTTCCTACTGCACCATCAGGTGTAATAGATGTAATTGTTTTATAAGATTTAGCAGATGTAACTGTATTTGCATTTGGACCTGTTAAAGATTCAGATGACGCTGCTCCAGTAAAATCAGTTCCTACAATTGCAAAAGCAATATCAGATTCATTTCCAGCTGAAGTTATTGTTATTTTCATGCCAAGTGTAAATTGACCTAAAGTTACAACATTTGCTCCTGTTGATGTTAATACAAGTGCTGTTGCACCTGCTGTAGTTTGCAATGCTGCAATTGATGCAGTGTTTGCTGCTACGAATAATGTTTGTGCTTTTGGACTTGTCATAGCCATAATTTTTTCTCCTAATTTATACTAAGGCCCCGAAGGGCCTCAGTTAAATTTTATTAGTTACTTCTTACGTTATTTACAGATTGTAAATATTCTACAGTAATAAGTGCATCACCTGCTGTTGGTGCTGCTCCTGCTGCAGTATTAACAAACATAATAACTTCCTTATCCAGACCCACTAAAGAATTACCAATTGCGGCATCTAAATCTGAGTGAGAAACATCTGCATAGTTTTCTGCCTGTGCAGCTGTAATTGTACCAAAATCGTCGGCATAATTTAAAGTTGCAATAGTTTTTAAACTAGCTGCTGTAGCTACTGAGAAATAATCTACATCAAGAGTTGGAGTGTTCGCATTATTAAAAGACGTAGTTCCAAAACCAATTGTAGATGCTCCAGCCATATTAAACGCTATAGGTATATGAACTCTCCAGTTAACTATTCTTGATCTAGCTGGAATGTTTACATTATTAGCTAAGTTTTTGTTAGACGTAGCTGGTGTTTCACCATTTGTATAAGCATTATAGTTTGATTTTAATTGGTAAATTGCTTGAGAAGCAACACCAATGTAACTGTAACCAACTGTAATATTACCTGTTAAAGTACCACTAGCTACTACTGAAGTAATAGTTTGATATAGGCTAGCACTTTGAACATCAGTACCTGCTCCAGCATTAGGACCTGTGATAGCTCCTTCAGTTTGAACATTACCAAAAATGTCAGTTCCAGTAATAGTAAAGTTAATACCAGTATCATTTCCTGTTGAACCAATACATACTTTAGCTGCTCCTGCTACTCCTCCAAGTGCGCCAGATACTGTACCTGTTGCGCCAACTCCTGGCATTACAAAAGAACCGCTTGCTGCTGTTCCATCAACTGTATTAGTTAAAGTAAGTGCGCCTGCTCCTTGTCCTGCTGGGTTAGATGCTGCTGTTGCAATTGAATCTGCATCCGCTGCAAGTAAAGCTGAATCAAATCCGAATGATTGACCCATTACTACAAAGCCCGTATTTCTCACATTTTGAGAAGGTGTGAACCCTGTTGTGTTATTTATTTTACCGGCTGTTATTGGTCCGGAAAAGTTTGTTTTTGCCATTTTATATTCCTCCTAGAATACATAAATATAGTCACCTAGGGTGTGTCGACTATACGCGTCTATATTTATTTTATTGTTTTATTGTATAGTGAGTAATTTATAGCTTAATTTTATATGAAGTGCAAGAGAGCCTTA